CCCTAATGTGATAGTACCTGTTCCGGTAGTTGACGTTGTCTCTTTGGCACGATCTAAAAATCTAATTATAGGGTGCGACATATTTCCTCTTCCATTTTAAAAGACCACGGGAAACTATAAACTTAACTTAACCGGGATTGGCGGGGTCTACCACAGATGGAGGAGCAGGCACGTTGTGTGCCGCATCTTCTTTAGCTTTTCTAATCTCATAGGCTTCAGTATTATTAATTAAGAAATCTCTAGTCATTCTATTAGCATACTGATGCGTTGTCTCTGGATTAGGAATCATTGGAGGAACATCAGGATCGGGAGGATCTAATTCTGGATCATAATCTGGATTAGGAACTTCTGCTCTATACTTATAGTTTATACACATAGCTGTGATTACTCGTTCAATATCTTGATCGGCAATTTCTACACAAAAAGTGGCCATTTAAATCTCCTTTGTAATAAAAAATCCGGTGGCAGCACACTGCCACCACCGGATGTCAAGTTCTCAGCCAAAGGCTAAAAGACGCTTAAAACGCCCCCAGTAACACGCGACGTGTGTCGAGAGCGGCAAAGCCGTGCTCAGCCCAACCGTAAAGACCAGCGCGTCTTTGACGATGCAAAGTATCATCTTCAAAAACTTCCACTGGGGCACGCACGGGCATCACAAAGCTATCGCGGTTGCGAAGGTCAAGACCAACCACGAGTTCAGCTTTAGTACCGGGGAACGAACCACTCAAATCTTGAGTATAGAAGTTCTGATACTCTTGGCTTTCACCAAGCTCATCCAACGTGTGAAGATTCACATTAAAGATGCGCGTCAAAAGACCACCGTCAGACACGATCAGCTCGCGACGAGTAACAGGATCTACCTCGTCAACACCCCAGTTGCGGATGTCTTCAATTCCCTCGGGACTGAGGTAAAGATCGGTTAGCTCACCACGATTAATTGAGGTGGAGTTACCGCCCCCATTTCTTCTCATGATAACTTTCATGAGAGAAACGAGTCTCTTACTAAACTGGCCAGCAGAGGCATCGCCATCATAAATCATAACGTTGCGATCAGCGCCAGCAGAGATCAGGGTGTGCCATCCATCGTCATTCATCTTCTTGACAAATGAACCTTGGAGAACGTCCATTGCACGACCCACAACATCCCACCTCGCTTCTCGGGCATATTTAAGAAGCCAGTCGATAGAAGCACCCACGTCATAGGTCGGAACCATGACGTAATCGCCTTCGACATGTCTTTCGGGAATACGACCGTGATTAGGAATCGTGTAGGCCACAAATTCCTTCTCAGTGCCCGGAGCTAAGAAATCCAACGGGAACTCAGAGGTGGCACCGGGAGCCAAACGAATCGGCTCAAAAATACCATCAAGAATATCACCGCTCATCACGCCCTTACGAAGAGGAAGCTCAAGAGCTTTCGCTAATTCGCGAGTGGCCCCAAGGGATTCCTCTCGATTCATCGAGCCAGCTCTCGTGAGCAGCTCATTCATTTCTGCAGTAGGTTCAAAATATTTCTTCGACATTATATATCTCCAATTATTGTTTTAATTAAACGATGTTGATTTCAACCTTAGCAAAGCCATCGGCATCCTTCTTGGATAGCCAACGACCCACTTGCACGCTTTGACTATTCGCAGTAGCTGCACACAACTGGCCTCCACCCATCCAGTGAGCTGGTTCGCCCATTGTGATAGCGCCAGAAATTTGATCGGTAACCACAAAACCACGACGGAGCAAGAGGACTTTACTACCCTTTTGAACCTCGTCTTTAGCATAATTAATATGCTGACGAGTAAGGTCTAAATTAACCACATCACAAAGCAACAAGCCTACTGGCATATCAGTAGCTTTGTCATCGACGCTACCAATTTTAACAGCCGCTTCGGACTGATCCATGGCCGCGCCCGAACCTTGGGTGCTTTGTACAACAAGAATGCCTCGCTCAGCCACTTCATTCATGAAAAAGCTAAGGTCGGTTAAAAATTCATTTCTATCAGGTCTCAATGCCATTGTTTATTCTCCCGATTATGAGTTATTGTCTAAAATAACAGTTTCTACCCAATTACAAAGATTGGCGCGAGTGGCATCCAACTTTTCGTCACTACCAACACTCTCGTCGGCTTCGACGGAAAGCTGAGGAGCCTCTTCAGCCTGAACGGTCTCTAAAACTTCTTCATCTGCTCTCTCTTCTGCAGCCTCGGCTTCTTCCACAACTTCTTCAGAAGCTTCAGCAACAACGTCTTCTTCTACCTCGGAATCTTGAGGCGTCTCAGACTGAACAACAGCATCTAACGTTTTGGTATAGGCTAAAAGAGTTTCAGCTAAAGCGGTAAACTGCTCATCACTCAAACCTCCAAAAGCTTCCATTTTTGCCTGAGCTTCTTCATCAGAAAGACCAGCTTGGATCAAAGTAGCTTTGCGGGCACGAGCCTTTTCAGCAGCTTTCATCTCAGTGATTTCTGTTTCGAGCTTGGCATAAGCTTCATTAGAAGCTTCCACAGCACCAGTCATCTCATCGACTTTGCTTTGAGAAGTTTCTAATTCTGTTTTCAAAGCTTCGAGCTGCTCCGTAGCGGCTTTAGCTTCTTCGGTCAATGTGTCAATAGTTTTCTCATATTTATCGACGCTCGCCTCAGAAAGCTTATCAGCCAACTCTTTATTATCTGCCTTAGCAGATTCAAGAGCAGTCTTCAACTCTGCAATCTGTTCATTTAAGATTTCATTAGACATATCATAACTCTCCTGTGTGTCGGAACGATTAAGGTTATCTATTTTCATTATTACACCATTTTCATTTAAAAACATATTTTTAGATGAAATAGACGCTTTATTAAATTCAAATACTCGATTTTGATCAAATATAATACTTTCGGGGTTAGCGGGACGATCAACAAATCCTTTTCCGCTAAAAGTAATACTTCGCAATAAACGTCCAACTTGGTGGTCTTGATATTTACCTGTTCCACCGTAAGAACGCAAATGTTGTGTTAAAAAGGCTGTATCATCATTTCGAGCCAATATGTGGTTTTTACCATCTGGAGCCACTACGGCGTAGTCAAACCCTCGAAAAATGCATTCCATCGAAACATGTTTCTGCCCAGCCTCAATTTGATTAATAAGGTCCAATGCCCGTTTTTGATAAGCTTGGTCCTGCCACTGTTTATAAATAACAGAAGACACTAATATATGATAGTGGTCTGGAAGGTCTTTAGGATCTACATTTTCATCAATTAAATTAAAATTCTTATCCACAGCCCAATTATCAATCATTCCACCCACAATCTGCTTCTCATCATGCTCTAAGTTGGTAGGCTTATATTTAGGGGTATCTTTAGAAGCCCACACCTCTTCTTTGGAAAAAACGTCATCGTTCTTGTTCCAAGAGGTCGTAACCAAAATAGAGTACACATGATAGATATCCGCATCTTCTTTAGCAGCTTTAGCAAAAGGGAGGGGCTTCCAATTCTTTTGAATTTCGGCGGGTTGATCACTAAGGAGAACTGGAGCCTGATAAGCGATAGAAGCATTGGCGGAAATCAACGATTCCAAACCAGCATCTTTTTCGGCTTGAAAAATTTCTATTTTATTATTCATAGTTTTACCTTATTCACAGTGCTCGACGTAGAAAGTAGCACGTATATTTCTAATTTCGTCAATACTAAGTTTTCTATTCATATCATGAGTAGCGTTAGTGATCCACTCCTCACACTTTTGAATTACACCATTTGGCAACTTTTTGGCCAATCCTGCTCGAATGGCTTCGGCATCGACTGGCTCTAAGTAATGCAAGCCACATAAAACAGAGAACTTAATTTGCTCGGACTCATTAAACTCCTGAGCTGTTAAGCTCCGCATATTCTTTTTTTCAAATCTATTAAGAATTCCGGGATTTAAAATTTCAGATATTTTTACCTGAGCTTCTTTAGCCCATAAATCAATAGAAGCTTTATTCTTAGGTTTAAACTCTTTTGGCTTACGAGGCTGAACGTCTCGCGAATTTTGAGGTCGCCCCGGAGATCCGGGAGGTGCAGAGTCATTATTTCGAGGTGGTGCCTTAGGTTGCTTCATATCCAATGCAGCCCTATCTCCTTTTTTCTTTTTCAGCTCTACACCCACTTGACTGGGAGATGCTACCCCAGTTTGTAAAGCGATCTTTTCCAAACCATACTGTTTATCTACAGAATGATAAGGACTAATTTTTTCTAAATCTTTAGACACTCTGACCTTCTCCTCGTCTATCACACGACGTCTTTCGATATCGGGCTTGGCCTTGATATGTCGCTGGACAAACTCGTCGCTTACAATATTCCTATCAGCCATTCCCATCAAAAGATTTGTCATTGCAGCAGGATCATCTAAATACATAAAGTCAAATTCAACTTGGGCTGGAAATCTAAAGCCCATACTATCTTGAACTATCTTTAACTGGACATTCCAAAATTCTAACAAAATATTACGAACATAACTTAAACGTTCAGTTAACGTTTTCAAAGAAATAAAATTGTTCGTTGTGCCTGCAGCTCCAAACGTTCCAGTTAACGTGGGGGGAATCCCTAGACACGCATAAATAGCCATAAGAGTAGGACGATATTTCTCCTCGCCCAAGAAGCGTTGAACATCCGTCCCCGTTTCAAGAAGTTCAATATCTGGCCCCCAAACGATATCAGTAGTACCGCCGCCTACATTTGCCCCCAATATAGATTGTAGGGTTGAAGCAGCTGCTGGAGTAGGAGCTAGCTTGTGCTCTAAACTACCCAGCTTGAAAACTCTGATTTTAGAAATAGCACCGTCAAGAGCAGTTTTATCGGCAAGCTTCAATCTCTCATATAAAATAAGGTCATTAAAGCAGGCATAAGTCATAGGATCAGCCCACTCTTGCCAATCATCTTTTTTATAAAAATAAACAAAGGTTTTGTCTTGAGG